GGCGGTGGCACTGCATCTGCTGCAACACCTAAAGCTCCAGCTCCCAAAGCTCCAGGAGCTCCAGGAGCGGGCGGTGGACAACCTGCTGTAGCGTCTGCTACACAGTCTAACAAGTATCCAGCCCCAGCTGGAGCAGCGTCTGGAGCAGCTCCTCAGCAGCAAGCAAGTGCATCTACTAGATCAATTCCAAGTCCGACAGCACCACACGCACAAGAAGATCACTATGCGGTACATTTTAATGCAGGTCAATCTGGTGGTGGTAACGTACCTTCATTTGTATAATAAAAAAGGGGAGCATTTCTGCCCCCCTTTAAAACTTCAACTTGAACGCACTCCGTGCTTATTGAAGAAGTTTTAGTCGTTAGCCAACTTCTTGAAGTAGCTTAGGTCTTCATCATCTTCTTCAGTAGCGTTAGACTTCCACGGCGCGTCATCGTCATCCATCTTAGCTGGCTTTGTCTTTAGCACAGGTGCTTCAGCACGGGCAGCAGGGATATCGTCTTCATTGACGGTACGATTGAGACCGAGTACAGTATTAAGCTTCTTCTTAAGAACGTCATAGTCCTTGAAGTTCTTCGGATCAAGAAACTCTTGTAGAGCATACTCTTGATTGTAGACGCGCTCTAGTTCGCTCTCATCATTGAGAAGAGGACCACGCTCATCGAACTCAGACTTATCGTAGTTGCGATAGCCTTCGACCTGACGGATCTTGATCTTGAAGTTAGCGCCTTCCCAGAGATCGAACGGATTCAGAGGCTTCTCGTCAGCAAACTGAGGATGCATCGCCTCATTAAGCTTATCGAAAATCTTCTTACCGTAACGGAACAGGAAGACCTTGCCTTCGTTCTCAGGCTTCGCAGGATCCTTAACAACGTATACATTAGAGATATACGTTAGCTTACGCTTCTGATCACGCGCCTGCTTACGTGCAGGAGACTTGTCATCAGTGGTTGAGTTCCATAGCTGAGTGTTGTACTCACTGACTGGATCGTCCTTGCCCAGAGTAGTGAGAGAGTTTTCGATGTACCACTGACCACTGGGGCCCTTAAAGCCGTGTGTGAAGACTCGGACGAAAGGAACGTCTTCGTTCTTCGATGCAGGCAAGAAACGAACAACAGCATAGCCGTTGCCAGTCTTGTCTACGTCAGGATACCAGAAGCGGTCATCAGAAGAGCCGCCAGTCTTTTCATTTGGGTTTAGCTTCTTAAGCTGTTCGCTTAGTTTGCTTAGATCGTTCGAACGTGAACGCTTTAGTGTTGCAAAGTCCATATAGTTTCTCCTACGAATGTTTAAATGTTTGTATATCTTTTATCCACAGTACACATAACCACGTACTATTTATGTGGCACAAAAAGCATTGTCACTAAACACTTTGAGTGTAATAGCTTTCATTGCTTTTTTATCATATTGTAAAAATGAGCGATATTTTCTGCACAGCAAATGTACATCCTTCCATAAAATATCGCTCTCAAGTTGCTTGTTCCAGTGCGGGAAGAAATTCAATAGGTCATTAAGAATAACCAAAGTTTCTATTGATACCTTCTTTCTTAGAACGAGCTTCAGCAAGAAAGGGTGCTGATGTTCTTTAACTATAACATTCTCATCTAAGTTTGTCAATAGTTTTTTCAAATCTTCTTCATAAAAATAACTGAGTGCTTGGGTACGTTTCTTCCAGTCAGTGAAGTGTTCTTCAATAGAAGAGTTATTGACTAGATCACCTATCCATGTAGAGTTAGAAGAGACAAAGCTAGAGATAAGATACTCTTTAATATCTTTTCGTTTTGCTAACTTTGCAAAAAAGAACTTGTCTCTGCGCCTTTCAAAATTATCTACTGAAGTCTTGAATTTACCGTTGTATTTGATAAAGTCGTAGTCTTCTGTAGTGAAATGCATCTTCAAAGCACAGTACAAGACATATGCTTCATACGGAGTCATTATATCGGTAGCCTTGCTATCTTTGGTAAATAATTCAGCGTTTCCGCTTCCGCCTGGATCTTACCCTTCATATTTGCATTGAGTTTGATCAATGAAGCAGCAGTCTCTACTTCTAAGTTATTTTTTTCACAGTAAAGCACAACAGCGTCCATGTATTCGATATCGTGCTTCCAGACTAGTTCTTCGATCTCAGCAGCAAACTCTGCCGGCGTCTTCATCTTCAACTCTTGTTGCATAGTGTATTCACCTTTAAATTTCGTTGTGCCGTCGCAACTTGTAAAATATATGATCTTCTATCTGAATAGTACGAACTAGGTTCTTCCAGTCTGGACTCACCGAAGTGTTGTGAAAGTACAAAGCACCGCCAGTGATATCATTGACTCTATTATAATGCATATAGACAGAAGTTGCAAGTGAATAAATTCGGTTATATGAAGTTTTATCTAGAATCTTAGCAGTTTCTTCAGCACAGCGCCATTCGAACTGACAGACTTTCTTCGTAGGCTGCTGCGGATCATCTTGCTTCACTAGCGTAGTCTGATTGACAACGCCGCAGATGGTCTTAGGAAACCTACCCGATTTGCTTCTGTTAATAGTTACAAGAGCAACAGCTTTGATACCTGCTGTGGACTGACCACGTGCTTCGTGATACATGTTCTGAGCAAGACAGCTAATCTGTGTTTTGTCTTTAACAGAAGCAGTCTTAAGCTTAAGCTTGTCTACTTGCTGCTGTTGAATACCTAATAGACGTTCTTCGTTCTGTTTCTTAAGAAGAATATTAGTCTCTATAAGAGATGTATTGATAGCAGCAAGATTATTCTCTACTGTAACATTCTGTGTGTAAATTGAACCGAGTAGAACTACTACAATGAGTAGTAAAATTCGTTCTACGTTTAGAGTTCGCTTTTTCTTTGTTATTTCAATATGAGTGCGGTGTCTCTGCGGACGACCGAAAACGTTGGCTTCTTTTCGCAAGAGAAAACTCCTTTGCTTCTAGGTTAGCATGGCGTATAGTATTATGTAAAGATGGGGGGATTCTGTTGCCAAGTTCCCCCCGGGACTCCGATTAGGCTGCTATAGCCATATCATATGCTGAATTATCGTTAGCATTTACGTTTTGATCCTTTAGAAACGGTGGTATCTACCGTATTAATCTCCGTTACCCTCATCCCTATTGTCGAACCTGTTCGCCCCCATCATAAACACACTAACGCAAGATTGCATAATAACATTAGTGATGTTAGACTCAATGTGTTTATGGTGGAGGCGGCGGGAATCGCACCCGCGTCCAATACGAAACTACTGTAACATCAACGATTAATTCTTTGGCGCGGACATCTTCTTCTTAGCGACCTTCTTCACCTTTTCAGTGACCTTGGCCTCAACGTCCTTGACCTTCTTTGCTACTTGAACAGCAGCAGCTTGAGCGTCAGCAGCATTGATCTTACCGTCCTTGTTTACGTCAAGAATCTTCTTAACGACTTCCTCTTCCTTCGATACCCAAGCACCGAAAGCTGGTAGACTAAAGTAAGCAACAACTGCAATAGCAACAATAACAACAATAAGTGTAAGCATTTTTATATTCTCCTATAGTTTCAACTTCAAAACGTGTTTTATTTATATATCTGAAAAACTCACGCTACTAGACCAGTATACAATAAAAAGATCATTAAGTCAAGCTCGGTCATTCTTCAACTCCAAAATGTTTTCTAATCAAATCATTAGCCTTATACGGTTCTGCTTTGTCAGCAATGTCAGCACATTCTTTCACAATCAACTCGGCGAACTTTTCCAGTTCTTGTGATAATGAGTTGCCATAATGATCTTGGTGACCATTTTTAAATCCAGCGTGATACGCAAGTTCAAGAATTCGGTTGTTCATTGTATATATTCTCAGTAAAAAAAAGAGAGCAGTTTTAATAAGTCATGCTCAGGACTTAATGATGTTAAGCAGCCTCTGCCATCTGTACAGCGAGGTTGAGAGCCTTGACCTTCTTGTTCTGATTGACACCGAACCATGCAGAGGTTAGGCGCGTATCAGCAGAGCGGCCCAACTCATGATCAGTCAGATACGTAACAGCGTTGTAGGCGTTCCACCAGCTGCCTGAGGCGTACCCTGCACCCGGCTGTGTATCTACAACTGCCATTGCCAACTGTGCCGCACGGCTATGCAGTTCGTTAGCGTTAGCTGTTTCGTTCTTTCGATCAGAAGTCTTCGGAAACACTTGATTGAAATAGGTAATCAAGTCCTTTGCATTGTACAGCTTCTTGCCAAGAAATGCGGCCATTTCCTTGTACTTTGCCAGCTTCTCACTAGCAATACCTAGTGTTTGCTTAACATCATCGCCATCGAACTGTCGGCGATGATTAATTCGAACAACTCGATCAGAGCCCTGACTCAGTGACAGTGTAAGAGTGTTGTTGCAGACTACACGAATGGGCGTAAACTGCACAGTGATACTCTTACCGAACTGGTGGGGATTAGAGAAGAGCAGAAAGCCTTCAACTTTATCGCCTCCGAACAGTTCGAACGAGTCATTGATCTTAGCAAGCGCCCAGACATGAGTGCCGCCCTTGAGAGAGCCAGCAGTATGCATTTCCATATCGCCAGCGCCAACAAAGTCATTGAAGAATTCAAACGCTTCACGGTTCTGACACGGATTCCATGTATCAGTGACGATGGTGAGAACTTTATTATCAGTCTCACGAATAAGTGCTTCAGCGCCTGTCTTGACCTTCTTATTGCCGATCTCAGCAAACAGAGGTACCTTCTTAACTTCCCAGTCAAGACCTGCTGCCTCTAGTACCTGCTGAGGAGACAAATCACTCGGAATCTGCTTACCCAGACCATGCCACGGAGTCTCACCCACGTAAGCAATCTGAGCCTTACCATTCACGTATTCAATTTCATGCGACATTGTATAGTTACCTTTTTTGTTTAAATATCAAACTTACATATATTATTATAACAGAAAAAACTTATCTGTCAAGTGTTTTTTTTAGAAGTCTCTTCCCTTAAAGAGAAAGTCTACCTTAGACAGATCAGGTGCTTTAAACGCTTGATGGAAGATTTCACGCGCAACAGAGGCGCCGATATGTTCCCAGCGATCAGTGCGACCATCTGTATAGTCTATCTGTACGCCCATGCCGTCGAGCGAGAGGTCAATCGTTTCCATGTGTTAGTTCCACTTCATTTGAGAGGCAATGATCCGCATCAGCGAACCGCAGAACAGTGCAGTAAACGAACACACAACAAACAGCACAGTGCCGCACAGATCATGCATAGTAGCCAGCATGTAAGCAAAGTAAGCAAACATAACGCAAGCAGCGTACATAAAGCCAGCGCCAGCATAATTCATAAACTTATCCATAGTTCTATATCTTTCTTTAAGCAGCTTCGGAAATATTAACAGCACGGTCACGGAAGCGGACCGAGAACTTCATCATGTCCAGATAACTGGCACGACCACACAGGCAAGTGATGCTTCCGTCTAGCGACTCAATCGTGTACCAAGGAATCAAGTCACCAGCAGCAGTGTTGCCCATGACCGCAGCGATTACTTCGCCACGAATAACGCCAGCAGCAGATTCCCAGCGAACTCGGTCACCGAGGCGAATGTCATAGATTTCTGTCTTTTTCATCGTTTTTGTCTCTGTTTTCATCATGTACACAGTATACACTAGTGGCAGAGTAATGCAAGCTTTTTCTTTTCAATAAAAACAATGACTTAACCGTGTATTCTGTAAGTCTTTGTTTTATAACGAAAAGTATATTCTTAATAAAATCAATGACTTAGCAAATTGTAAGCTTTGTGCTACATATCCTTTGAATATGTCTTATGCCTGCGCCATTTGCTCAATTGAGTAAATTTACTCAATACGTTGAGTAAGGCGGGTCATGTCTTACTCCTTGCGCGGATTGCGGCGGCGTACTTGTCTGCATAATCACCAGCCATGCCTTCCATGTTTAAACACACCTTCGCACACGCCTCACGCTCTGCGGCTGCAACCACTTCGGCAAAGCGTTCAAGGCCCGCGTCATCAAACACAAACTCCAACCGTCCCTTGTTATCTGTCACAGGGCGTTCTGCCGTGCGACAAGCAAGTGCGATCAATTCCTCTAGGTTCATCTTATATTCTCCTTAAACTTAACGGCAGCACGTAATCTTGGCAATCTTCTGCCACTTTTCTTGCCTCAGCTTGCGGATAGAAGCAACTTTAAGTGCAACACGGATCGACAACTCACGCAGACTGTCTTTATTGTCTTCAATGAATGCCACGACCTCGTTCTGAGCAGTAACATCGATGCCGACATTGCCGAGCAGACCCTTAGAGACCACTTGACGGATGCGGACCATGTAGTCACGCTTAGTTTTCATAGCGAGGTCGATATAGTGGCTACGGCTCATCATCGCAAGCAAGTGTGGCGCCAGTTTATGACCCTTTTCGATCATAGCATCAAAGTCATAATTGGTAATAAAGATGATGGTGCCCTTGAATTCAAAGGACTTGGGCAACTGTGTGCCCGTTTCATCATCAAACAACTGACCCTCAGTCAGATAGCTAACTCTACGGGACTCAGTACTATCACACACGGCTTTAAGCATGTTCAGTGACGTATCATCAAAGAAAATGGTATCAGCATCATCAAAGACAATGACCTTGCCAGGCTCTGAGTGAGCAAACAGAAGCTTATAGAGACCAGTAGCACGTACATAGCCCTTGATGATAGTGTGATCCACA